CGTGAATGATAAGGTCGTTAATCTTTAATGGGTAACGGTCACGATCACTCAGCTTAGGGTTTAACATGAACTGCAACGCAAACCCGGTACGACCGTACGACAGCTGACGTTCCTCTAGGTCCATATCACTGAAGCGTAAGGGTTCTGTAGAAGTACCTGTGGTCTCAGGAGTTATGTTATCCCGTATAAAGGGTGCCAGTGCTGGACCGTAGTTGTTATCAGCTTCTTCCTCCTTTGGGTATTGTGCGGGCCATACACGCTGCTCATAGCCCCTCTCTGCCAGTTTAGTGTACAGGCTGTCCTCGCATTGGGGTGTACCAAGAAATACAATCCTAGAGCTTTCTAGGGGCTTTATAATAGAATCAAACTCTTTGACGGCTTCGTCCAGTTTATCCCGTAGTCCTTGTGTTTGAGAGTTGGACGGTACTTCTACGTCGTCAGCTACGATTATATCAGCACGGGAACCAGTCAGCTGGGATGTTACCCCTAACGACTTAACGGAGGGTGCGTGAGAAGCAGGAGCACCGTTAACGTCAAAAGCTATCTTACTGAACCGTTGGTTCTCTGATGGTTGTAGATGTTGTAGACATGGGATGTCCTGTATCAGACGTAACGTAAAAGTAGAGAAGTCATCTGATCTATTCTTACTGGCAGACACAACAAGTATGTTTTTTGTTTGGTCAAGTAGTAGTTGATGAACGACAAATGCTGAGGTTATCCAGCTCTTACCACACCCACGAAATGCTTGAATAACGGAACGACGAGGTCCATTTTGCAAGTATAAAGCCATGTCGTACTGTAACGGAGTAGGGTCAGGCAGGTTAAGGTGTCGCCAAACAAGACACAGAAAGTTTCTAAAGTCTCGTAGTTGTGGTGGTATCTCTTGGTGTTTCTTCTTCATCGTATCAAATAAAAAGGAGCCGACGTTATGATGCCGACTCCTTTAAAGTATAAGGGAATGTAGTAAGAAGTTAAAGTTGTTTCTCGATGGGTATATCGTCTTGTTGTTCCTGAGGGAACGGTAACGCTTTGAACTCATTAGCTAAATCGTTAACAGGAGTACCACTACGATTATCTACCGTGATGTTGTTATCCTTTAACCATTTACCGACAGCGTTCATAAGAGCCGGGTTGTATTCCTCCATAGCTTTCATGTAACCTACTGCACCTTTGCACAGATCAGTATAACTGTCTGCAAGTTTAGCTCCTTCTACGTGATCCTTCATAAGTATTATTTGTTGTCTCTCGGCATCTCAGAGTGGTCACCACGTCCGTTCATATTGTTAAGGATTCGTGTTACCCACATCTGTAAAAGAGCGGAGGAGCTGAGACCGAGCGTATTAGCGATCCCAGCTACCTCCTTCTTTTGTGAGCTTGTGAGACGAAAAGTTAGAGATGCAGTATCTCCTTTTTTACCTTTCGCACTCATTAAGCAAACTCAAGTGTTAGGCCATTGCAGCAGTAAAGTCTGCCAATGAACCAAGATTGTTACCGTCTCCAAGAACAACGTCGTTAGCTTTAACGTCGATCAAGGTAGCACTGCTGTCGTCTCCACTGATGTCAGTAGAAGAAGCACCAGCTGAAGTTTTGTAGAAAGCGAACTTATCTTCACCTTCGTCGTAAACAGCAGCGATGTTACCGTCGTCAGAAGAACCACGCTCAATGATAAACCCAGCGTCGTTAGCATTGTTAGCAGACCCAGCAGCTCCGTCATTGATGAGCATGATAGCATCTTTGATTTCGGAGTTAGTGGTTTGTACGGAAGTAGTTGTACCATTAACAGTCAAGTTACCGCTAAGTACAAGGTTAGTTCCGCTTACGTCTCCAGTAAAGGAAGCACCACTAAGATTAGCTTTTGTGCTATCAAGATTGGAAACAGCAGCTGCACGGGTAGAAGCCTCAGCATCAATGTTAGCTTGAAGGGTTGTATCAGCAGATGATCTGGCAGTAGCTTCACCACTAACAGCAGCGATACGAGCAGTTTCTTCAGCGTCGATATTGGACTGTAAAGTCGTATCAGCAGAAGAACGAGCAGAAGCCTCGTCATTGATGTTTGTTTGAAGGGTCGAGTCAGCGGCTTGACGGGCAGTCTCTTCAGCATCAATGTTGCTTTGGAGAGTTGTGTCAGCACTAGCACGAGAAGAAGCTTCACTATCAATGTTGGACTGAAGGGTGGTATCGGCAGATGCACGAGTACTTGCTTCAGAAGAGATAGCGTCAGCGTTAGTTTTGATCTGTGAGTCAAGAGCTTCGTCAGCAGCAACCAAAGAACCAGCAGATGTGATGTAGTTGGTTGAGGAGTTAGCTGTGTAAGAACCGTCCGATCCAAGACCAGCACCAGTCTCAATAGCGTCTACGGCTGATTGAAGAGCGGTGTCAGCGGATGCTCTGCTTGATGCTTCACTGTCAATGTTACTCTGTAAAGTAGAGTCAGCAGACGCACGGCTAGAAGCTTCGCTGTCGATGTTAGATTGCAACGTAGAGTCGGCACTTGCACGGGTTGAGGCTTCCGAATCAATGTTAGTTTGTAACGTCGCTTCAGCAGCTTCTGCACGTGTTGTTTCTACGGCAATAGCACTTTTGGTCGATTGACCGATTTGATAGAATATAGATGTAGTATCTGGCATATTATTTATTAACTATAGTTAGTATTGATGGTTAAAGTTCCATAGGTTCCGTCCACTCTTCACCTGCTAAAACCTCAAGGATTTCAGCGTGGCTGTAAGTGTCTTTACCTAACAGAAAAGGTGGCATAGCTCCTTCATACTTTACGAATGTCTTATCACCTGCAACATTATACCGAAGGGTATTAGCTGAGGTTTCAAGGACGTTATTAAAGTCAACAGAAGGAACTTCCGAAGCGTCGATGATTACGTAGTTTCTCATAGTTATTAAGAGGGTACTGTGGTTGAGAATGTAGGACCGTTTGTTAATGTGCCGTCTATAGAAGAAGCTGATCCTTGGTTGGTTATGGTCGTACCTGTTCCTGAGTCGTTATCACCCATACGCCACCAACCAACAGGACTTAAAGACGATATGTCAGCAGGTGTTCCGCTGTTGTATATACTACTGACATCCGATGCCGATAAAGCAGAATTAAAGAAAGACACTTCATCAATTAAACCTTGGTGATACAGATTGTAAACATTACTACCACCTATTCTTAAATTAGCTGCATCACTTACAATAAAGTTACTAGCAGACCCACTAGCCTCAAGAGTGCCATTAACATACAACTTATCACTCCCCGATTCGTGAGTAGCTGCAACATGATACCAAGTATTAGCTGAAACCGTAGTAGTGGAATCAATATAATCGGAAATGGAATAAGAAGAAAACCTTATTTTATTGGTACTGTTTACCACGAAAAGTTCGTAGCCGTTAAAAGAGCCAGTGCTAGTTGCAGTATCTACGATTATGTTATACCGATTAATAGCCGTACAATAGAACCAAGCACTCCATGTAAATGCTGTGGTTTCCAAGGCTGTACTGTCAGGTATATCCATATAATCATTAGTACCGTCGAGGTCTAAGCTATACTGATTAGTAAAACTAGGTGCGGTATCCGAAACAAGCTCTGTCCAAGCAGACCCGTCCCAAATGATAATCTTATTAGTGTCCGTCTCAAAGTATGCCTCACCAGCAGCTGGCGAAGCGGGACGGGTTGACGATGTGACTGTATTTAATTTAGCCATTGTCTTATAGTTCCTCCATAGGTTGTGTCCAAGCTTCCCCTGCCAACACGGTCAACATAGCCGAGTGAGAGAGTGTATCTTTTCCGTATAGGCTGCGTGGTTTAGCTCCTTCGTATTTAACAAAGGTCTGATCACCTGCCACATTATATCTTAGTGTATCAACTGATGTTTCAAGTACTTCGTCAAAGTTAACGGTACTTACTTCATCAGCGTTTAGAATTACATATTGTCTAGTGCTCATAATTATTAAGAGGGTACGTCAGTTGAAAAGGTAGGTCCATTAGTAAGAGTACCGTCGTTACCACCGCTACCTTGGTCTGTAATTGTAGTACCTGTACCGCCATCATTATCTCCCATTCTCCAGTATCCTACAGGACTCAGCGATGAGATGTCATTAGGGGTTCCGCTGTTGTAAATAGAACTAATATCCGAAGCTGATAAAACAGAATTGAATACAGCCACCTCATCTATAAGACCGTCTAAATAGTTACCTCCGTAATCCGAACCTATGTTAATGTCTAAAGTACCTGTAGACGGAGAACCCGTCCGAGTATCTGTTCCGTCGGGACTGCCGTTAAGATAAAGAGTAATACCTCTAGAGGCAGAACGAGTAACAGCTACATGATACCAAACTCCCGTGCTTAATGATGTTGAGCCATATGAAGGTGCGCCGCCTGAACCGCCGTCATAAAAAACAAGCTGCGCTTGACCGCCGGGTGAAAACACATAAAATTGGTAACCGGCCAAATCATCACTATATTTACCTTTAGCATAAATCATAGGAAAGCTACCAATAGAATCAAACTTTACCCAAGCGGTTATAGATAAAGCACCTGTAATATCTAAAGAGGCATCGTAAGGGATACTTACCTTGTCATTAGTACCGTCAAAGTTTACGCTGTAGGTGTTAGAATAAACAGAACTAGCTTCATTAGCAAACGTTCTCCAC